TAACCACTGCTGATGCTGAAGCGTATGGGATGGTGACAACTGTTATCAATGCCAACTCATTCATAGTTACAACTGGTGGCTTAGTAACAACTACAGGCTTAACACCTGGCGTTAACTTTCTTAGTGCCACACCTGGCGCGCTAACCACAACCCCACCTACAACACCGGGCTATATTGAAAAGCCATTGTTGATTGCAACTGGGACAACCAGTGGTTTATTTGTAAACTGGCGCGGTAAAGTAATACCAACCCCGACACCTACTAGCGGTTCATGGACAGCAGTTGGTGTTGATACTCAAATGGTTACACGCCAGAACTATGAAGTCACAGCAGATGCAGTGTTAACATTACCGGTCACATGTGCACAGTTTGATATTATGGAAGTGGTAGGCTACAAGGCTAAGTTTACAATTGCACAAAACGCTGGTCAAACCATAGTATTTAACAGTGACACAACTACAATTGGCAGCGGCACGATTGCATCAGACTTTGATAACTCTAGCCTTCGCATCATGTGCACCGTTGCAGACTTAGAGTTTATGATCATAAGTTCCCAAGGCCTAAACTTTACAACCACATAGGTGATACATGAACAATATTAATCTGCCACCACTCATCACCGGTCAAGTATGGATTGGGAACACTGGTGGCCCTGCGGTTCCAACTAACACAACAGGCACAGGGGATGTGGTGCGCGCTACCAGCCCCGTGCTTGTAACGCCTGCTCTTGGCACACCATCTAGCGGTGACTTATCTAATTGCACCGGTGTGGTTCATTCAGTTAGCGGTACAGCCAATCAGGTAAATTTTACAGCAGGAGCTAATCCTGTTGGAACATTATCAAGCACGCTGATAGCTCCTGGTACTGTTACATTAAATGCTGACCCTGTTACTGCATTACAAGCCGCCACCAAACAATATGTAGATGCCGTGGCTAGCCTTGGGCTAGACTTCAAGGCATCAGTAGTAGCATCTACTACTACCGCACTCACAGCCACCTACGCTAACGGTACGCTAGGTGTTGGTGCAACCTTAACCAATTCAGGAGCGCAAGCAGCCTTTGCAACTGATGGCATCACCCCCACAGTAGGCGCACGCATACTAGTTAAGAATCAATCAAGCACATTTCAAAATGGTATCTATACATTAACTAACGCCGGTTCAGTCTCCACCAACTGGGTGCTAACCCGTGCCACAGACTTTGATACTGCGGTAGAGATTCAACCAGGTTCTTTTGTTGCAGTAGATACCGGTACAACCCTTGCATTAACTTCTTTCTTGCAGACTGCAACAGTTGCATTGGTTGGTACTGATGCTGTGTTGTTCTCACAGTTTACATACGGTACAAGCTTTCCTTCCTTGAGTGTGTCAGGCAATATTACTAATGCTGCATTGACTGCATCAAAGATGGTGCTCACGAACGGCTCAAAAGTTTTAGGCTCAAGCTCACTAGGTGAGTCAGATTTACTTGCGAAGATATCCCAAACAGCAGCACAAATATATGCAGCCGATAGTGTGGGAACAGATGCTTATGCAATTACCCTGTCACCTGCAATCGCCGCATACACTGCTGGCATGCAGATAATCTTCAAAGCAGGAACAGCCAACACCGGCAATGCTACATTAAATGTGAATGGCGTTGGCGCATTAAACATTCTAAAGAATCATGACCAGACTTTAGCCACCAATGATATTGAAGTAGGGCAAATCGTAACTGTTGTGTACGACGGAACACTATGGCAGATGACCTCGCAGCTTGGCAATACATCTATTGGCCCATCAACTCCAGGTGTTGTAGTGCAAGTACAGAGCGCAACCTTAACTACAACGGCCACTAATACAAGTGCTACTTATGCTGACACCGGACTAACTGTAAGCATTACTCCAAGCAGTGCTACTAGCAAGATATATGTAAACTCATACTTAACCGTGGGTGCAGACTCAGGTTATGGAATGTCTATCCGCTTAGTGAGAGACTCCACAACATTATGTGTTGGTGATGCGGCTGGTTCTCGTGTGCAATGTAGCGCAGGCTCTCATGGTGATGCAGCTGGTGGTATCGAAACGTCCGGTATGTCTTTCCAAGATGCACCAGCCACAACAAGCGCAGTTGTTTATAAGATTCAGTTTGCAGTTAACCCAGGAAGCGCCGGGGGTGGAGCATACATAAATAGATCTGCTATTGACACTAACTCTGCAAGCTTCCAGCGCGGCGCATCAACTATTACAGTCATGGAGGTTACAGGATAATGAGTTACTTCGGTTCAATCATTCAAGATACGCTAAGGGCCAAATATAAAGGCTGCATCTATACGGTAGGTGAGACATATGAATCCCTACAATGGGGTGAGGCCAATGAGACACCAAAGCCTACAGAGGAACAGATCCAATTAGATATAGCCGACTACTCTAACAACACAGAGAAGTATGACTGCGTGTATCTGCGCATGGCTGAGTACCCTGGTGTATCTCAACAGCTCGATATGCTATGGCACGCTATGGATACCGGCGAGATTCCAGTGGCTAAAGAATTCTACAATGCAATCAAAGCAGTTAAAGATAAATACCCTAAGGAGTAGAGCATGGCCGGTTCAGCATTTACAGTAGAGCAAGCAAGCCCCACTGGCATACAAGGTGCTAAGGCTTGGGTTATATATAGCACTGACACTGGTGCTGCTGTTGTTAAAGCTTCATACAATATCGACTCAGTAGTTAGAAACAGTAGCGGTAATTGCACTGTCAATATAACCCCTGGTACATTTACCTCTGGTGATTACGCGGTAGCTAGTGGCGTGGGTGGTGCAGGTCTTGGGGGTGGTGGCCCATTCCCTGTAGGTATTACCGTGCCTGTGGCTGGTAGCACACCAACTGCAACGGCTCTTACTGTGCAGACTATTAATAGTTTAGGTGGCACAGCTGACGCACAATATGTAAGCTTGATATTCTTTGGTAGTTAATTGGAGTGATGATGCAAGACATTAAGAATTTATTGATCAACCGTATAGTAGCTTTAGGGTCACAGATAACCCAGCACAACGCCAACTATAATGTATTGTTGGGACAGAAGGGTGAAGCTGAGCACTTGCTACAAGAGATATTGAAAGCCGAGGCAGCAGCTAATGCACCTGCACCTGAGGTGGCAGCTCCCGGTGAGGAACAAACACCCCCAACACATTAGGAGATATCATGGCTAATTGGATCAAAGGTGCTATTCAAAATCCAGGCGCATTGAGAAAGGTTGCAGCTGAGCATGGCGGTATAGATAAGTCTAGCGGCGATATCAAGCAGTCATTCTTAAAGTCAGCTGAGTCCGGCAAGTATGGCGAAACCAATGCACGCCGTGCTAGATTAGCTGAGACGTTAGAAGGTATGCACAAGAAGTAAGGAGCGAGCATGACTGAAGTAGGAGAGCTAGAAGGCTTCTTAACTCTAGCCAAGAAAGAGTACTCGAGTATTTGCAAAAAGGTTGCTAGTGCTATACTGAAGCTTGAGCTACTACGTCAAGCCCAGTCGGACAATGAAGCACTACAGAATTATTTAATGGGACAAATTAAGGAGCTATCGTAATGGCCAAAGATAAACCAATGAAGAAGCTAGATGAAGATCGCGGTAAGAAAGCACCAAAGAAAGGCAAAGGATATTAACATGAAAGATTCTAAATCAAAGACACCAGCTGGCAGCAAGAAAGATTCAATGCCAGCCAACAAGAAAGACAAGACTGCACCTAAGTCTAAAGGCAAGAACTGCTAGTATGGTTAACCCATATCAGTTCGCAAACTTAATACTAGAGCCAGCCTACAAGGCTTGCAACATGTATTCCCTCAACGCCATGTACTTGATGACTTGCATCGCTGGCGTTGAGTCTAAGCTCACCCACCTCAAGCAACTACCCAATGGCCCAGCTGTAGGTTTGTTCCAGGTAGAACCTGCCACCTACATAGACACATGCAGATATCTAAACCTTCACCCAGCATTAAGAGATCAGATCCTTTCCTACTGCCAGTATGAATCCCTACCCAATGTGGATGCGCTCATACATAACCTAGCCTTCAATGCCTTGATTGCTCGAGTTAAGATATGGATGATCCCAGAACAAATACCATCCTACAAAGACCCAGCAGCTCAAGCGGCTTACTATGAAAAATACTATAATGCAAATGCTGATGTCGATAAGACTCAGGAGTTTATAAAGTTTGCAGCTGAAGTAAGTGGGTGGATTAATCATGAAGGCGTATACTCGAGCTAAAGGTTTCTGTGAACCTTACTCATTAATAATTGTGGCAGCATGCCTATTGGTAGGCGGCTACTATGCAATCAAATCAAAGGTGATAGACTCTCCAGCTGAGCAAACAGCTGAAGCATTACTACGCACAGAAGGCATAGACGTAGACTTCTCTGCTGAAAAGAAAAAGGAATTATATGCCCCAGACTTATCACAAGTTCCGAGCCATCCCAACTGAGATAGATAATATAAAGTTTGCCTCAAGGAAAGAGGGACGATACTACAAGGAACTTAAGCTTCGCCAGGCAACAGGTGAGGTTCTTTTTTTCCTGCGACAAGTACCGTTCCATCTAACCGCTGGCGTTAAATATGTCTGTGACTTCCAGGTGTTTCTATCTGATGGTACAGTTGAGTTCGTAGATGTAAAAGGTATGGAGACTCCAATGTTTAACCTAAAGAAAAAACAGGTTGAAGAACTCTACCCCATAACTATAAAGATTGTTTGATGCTTGTTAAAGAGATTGATTTCTTCAGGGATATATTTGATGCGTACCCACAGCAGAAAGAATTCATGGCGGCAGTGTTCTCCGGACTGTATGACATGTTCATTGAAAATGCCCACCGGCGCTTTGGTAAAGACGCTGAGTTCTTTAATTGCGCATGGCTATACGCGGCTACTATTCCGGGGAACCATCTGTACACACTGCCTAAAATTGGCCAGGCTCGCAATGTTATATGGGAAGGAACCGACCTCGATGGCGTGAAGTGGAAAGATAAAATCCCCCTACATCTAATCGCTGGCAAGTCTGAGGTTGAGTGCAAGCTACGCTTTATTAACGGCTCCATACTACACATCACCGGTGCTGATAACATCCTCAATGCCCATCTAGGTTCCAACCTTAGATCAGTATGGATGTCCGAGTTTCACCGTACTCACCCACAGATATGGGATTACCTGCGACCAATTCTAAAGCGCAGCAAAGGTATCGCCGCCTTTAACTACACAAGCTTTGGTAAGGGGCATGCCTACCGCTTGATGATGGCTAACAAAGATAGGCCACGCTGCTTTGCACGCAAGCTAACCGTTGATGATACCCGTGACAACCAAGGTAACTACATCTTCACCCCCGAACAAATACAAGAGGAGCGCGACTCCGGGATGGACGAGGACTTAATACAGCAAGAATATTACTGTGATGATAACGTAGCCGTGAAGGGTACATACTTCGGCGACCAGCTAGCACTAGCCCACAAAGAGAATCGCATAGTTAAAGGGCTAGTCATTGATAAGAACGTGCCAGTGCATACCAGCTGGGACTTAGGAAGCAGGGATACTAATAGCATATGGTTCTTTCAAGTCATTGGTGTAGGGGCTAAGGCTAGGTTCCTATACTTCTATCAGCATGATAAGAACTATGGAGACATAGAGTATTACCTAAAGCTATTGGCTGAGGTAAAGAATCGTTTTGGGTTTGTGTCTTATGGAAAGCATTTCATGCCACACGATATCAGCCAGGTTGAATACACCAGTGGCAAGACTAGGCGCGTGGTCTTCATGCAGAATAAGATTAGCCCACACCCAGTACCTATGGTGCGAGTGATAGAACGTGTACAGATAACCCGTAGCATGTTTAAACAATGTTGGTTTGATGCTGACAACTGCAAGATAGGCTTGGAAGCGTTGAGCGTATCTCGTGCCAACTATAATGAATCCTTGCGTGCCTTCTCAGCTGATGAAGTCCATGACTGGGCATCCCATGCTAGTGCGGCCTTTCAGTATGGCCATGTGGGATGGATGGAGCACTTCAATCAACCGATGTTCAACAAGCAGCGAGAGTACTCTCGCAGCAAGATTGCTACACACAAAGACCCAGTGCTTGAGAAACATCCTAGCAAGATGATGACGAACATTAATCGGATAAGAAAATAACAGTTGACAACGGTGTGCATCGTTGTTAACATAGCTCCAACAGTCACAACGGAGCAAAGCAAATGACCAAGAAACAGAAACAAGAATGGGCAATCAACAAAGCAGTAAGCATCTTAACCTGTGATAATCCGATCCCAGGCATGAAGATAATGGCTTTGATGTATCAGTTGGAACAAGAAGGTATGACCGCAATGGTTATAGCTAGCGAGTATTCCCCAGAGCCACCGATGAGATGGCAAGACTTATTAAAAGACCAGGCTGCTTAGCCTGGTTCTTTCTTTGACTCTAACGTCGTTGATATTACACCTGCCTGTGGCTTGTTAAGCGCATGCTTTGCTATTAACAAATGCAAATGTTCAGCGCACGCTTGACCAAGATACTTGCCATTCCTGCTGGCTTTATATGGTGAGAGCTCATCGCACCATTCGCACTTGCACGCAGCAGTCAGTCTATCTATTTCATTCTGTAGTAGCTGCATCCCCGTCGGGTGCTTCTTTGAACTCACTATCACTTGCTCCTATACGGTTAGCCTTTTCAATCTCAGCCACACGCTTCTCTAACTCTGTAGCTTCATACACTGTGACACCAGTCTCAATCAGCTTAGCAATCTGTTGCGCTTCACTAGCAGTCATTGTACCTGCTGCCAACTCGGCCATGATTACCTTCATCTGATCTGCAAAGGTCTTTGCTTTACCCAGACCTGTTACTTTTATCTTGCGATGCTCGGTCAGGTCAAAGCGGTTACGCATCATCATAGACCACAGCTTTGTGTTCAGCTTTGGCCCTTCATGTTCTTCAACCAAATGCTTCTGAGCTAACGCATAGAACCATTGCTTAGCTTTAAGCTTTGCGATCTCATAAGCCTCTCCAAATTCTTTATGCTTAACTATCCAAGCATCAAATGTACGAGACGATATGCTATGCTTGGCGCAGAAGTCTTCACGATCTTTTCCCAGAGTGAACAAGTCAATTAGATCTTGTGGCATCTCCTCTTTGTACTTTGACTCTCGCTCCTTAGTCTCTTTGATTGCCATCATATATCCTTTGTGGTTTGTACTGAGTCATCTTACTCTTTAAGTATAAGCCGTTCTTTAAATTGTTTCTCTAGAAAATTATTAATCTTGCCAGCTATCCTGCTGAACTCTCGCCTTGTTAATGCAAAACTTATAAGCTGGCCGTCCTGGTAATGATCTATGTTTAATTTCCAAGGATTATTCTTGTTGCCTCTGGCTTCATAGTCAAGCGTGATATCATAATTGTCATCTTGAAAAAGCAATAGGGGCTTAGTCTTAGACTCAGACATTGAATGACTCCTCAATACCTTTCAACAGCTCTGCCACATTCGCATGATGAGTCTTCAAAGTCTTAAACCTTAACTGCTTAGTAGGCTGCCCCTTGTAAATAAATGTAGCCAACAATATATCAATCGCTAGCAGCTGTGATGTCCCATTAGTTAGATGGGTGTTTAATATGTTCTGCATCTCCCGTACCGCAACACGCTCAAGCGCATACTTATCTGGCTCTACAGTATCGTTAGGCCAATTCGCCATTGTCAGGTTCCTTTTTTCTTTTCTTCAGTTCATCACCAATCAGAATGTACAACACCCCAAGCGTGGACTCGTTGATCTCATCCAAGCCATAGCAAATCATATGCGTATATCCATTCCTATCTGTATCTCTACGCAGCACGTTATCAAGAACGATTCGCTTCCAAAATTCATAACTACATTTCAACAACTCATTGTTCATTTAGTCTTACTCACCAACCAATCTATAATTTCTTTATCACGCTGACGACCCCACCACTTAGCAAATGCTGCACGGTTCTTATTGTTCTGTATATCTCTATCACTCAACACTTCATCATGACCACATGCGCCACAGCGTGTAGCATACGGATTTATATATGTTGTGTAGTCACAACGATTGCATGTCCACTGCTCAGCCAGTTCTTTCTTAAGACTCATCGCGTGTGTTCCATTCTTTAATAGCATCCTCAACTAAAAGGATTCTAGATTTGTAATAACATTTATCACAAACTATTAATTGTTTTTCAAACATGCTGCCGTCATGATTAGTGTACTGAGACATAAATACATCAGTGCTTTTACATTTGGGACACGGCTTTAATTCTTCACTCATGGTCGTTTGTTCCATATGTCAATACACACCTGCTCATCATTGGTATGCCAAGTAGCTGTGCTGGGGAGTATGTCGCAATCACTATTGTTACAAGTTATCTTTACCCCCAGGTATTGATTGCAATTAATTAATTGCTTAACTGCATCGTCGCCACAGAAAGGACAAGGTTTTAATTCTTCACTTATGATTGCGCTGTCGCCTTCGGGCTTAACCATCATGGATACACTCCTCGTGACCACAAGCAGCACACATCACTACAGTGTAATAAGATCCCTGGCCAACCTTAAAGATATCGTGCTCACATATCTCACAGAACATTTGCTTAGTGTCACCAGGCTTCTCGTAACACTGGTGCAACTTAAAGGTAACACTTTCTTTACTCATGGTCACCTTCAAATTGTTCAAGCATTAACTCTATATTGTCTTTGAGTTTCTCGAGCTCTTGTGGGGTAAAATCAAAGTCGTCATCATAACCACCAAAAGAAAGATTAGCTCCACACCAAGAACGCTTAAGTGTCACCCGGCAATCATCACCACACTCGCTATAATATGGAGGGCCATTCACAATCTTATATATAAGCTTCTTTGCCTTTTCAATTGGTATAATAAACACCGGCGTGCCAGGTTCTATTGAATCTTTAGATAGCTTATCTAATTCACAAAATAATTCTTCAGCTCTTTCGGTGGTCATTATTCTTTCCGTCCTGCTTCTAGTATCGGCAAGTTAGCTTCTGTCGGTACATATATAATCTTGTTCTGTGAATGGTCTAACGTTTGAATCCAAAGGTAACGCAAGTACTGCTCGTTCTTCTTCAAGCTCTCACCAATGATTTGATTAGCTTCAGCCACGCCACGAGCTCTAATTATTTCTGCATCACTTAAGTGCAGGGCAGAGTCCTTCTTCGCTATGGCTTCAGTCACAGCTATCTGTCTGTTCCACTCAGCATGTGCAAGCTCTGCTTGTCCACGCATACCCTCAGACCAAATAGAATACTTACGATAACCCCAACTACATAGCCACAGGCCACTCACAACCATTGTAATTACAATGCCGGCCATAACAACTGGCAAAAATACTTCCAACCAAGGACTCTCTTTATTACTACTCATGATACCTACCTACTCTTAATTTGTTCCACTCACCTATTGCTGACTCAACACCGAACGGACTGTTTGAATATGTCCTCGTATCTAGACCACAAC